ACCACCACCGCCACCACCGACTGCATTTAGGACATCCAATGGAATACCATCGGTGTTATTTGGTTCTCTTGAAAGGGAATCTATTGGTGCTTCCGCCATTTAATCTTTTATTATAAATATCTTATAGTAAATTTTGTATACTCTCTCTATCAACTATATCCGTATCTCCCCCAAATGCTCTACCAGTTTCGTAAAAATCTCTTCCTCCTCCGCCACCTCCACCACCACTATAAGCAGGTTGCTCTATAAATGGAGTAGGTTGCTCTATAAATGGTTCAGGTTGTTCTATTTTAGGATTAGGAGTTGGTTCAGGAAATGGCTGAGGAGTTGGCTCAGGTTGTGGTTCTGGTGTAGGAATTATAGGAGCAGGAGTAGGTCGGTCTATTACCACCGGCTCAATTGTAACTACTCTATCTATTGTTTTTATAATTGGTGGTAAATCTCTAACACCCCTAACACCAATATCTACTTTATCAGGCGCATATACATTTCTTTTTATTTCAACTCTTGTTTGGAATCTTTCTAAATTATCTTGTATTTGTTTTCGTAATTCAACTACCGCAAATTCTTGTGGTACTTCTTTATATTCAACAACTCTTCTTTTTAATGTTTTGGTATTTGCTGAAATACAATTATTTAAAATGTTTCTAATTTCTGCTAATAGAAAATTAAAATCATACTGGTCACAATCTATAAAACGAATTTCAGATTGTTTTCCAAAATTTGATTGTGTAACATCGTAATATTTGTTACTAACCCAATATGTTACACTATTTTTAAAATCTTTAAATATTCTATCTCTAAAAGCATCTAAATCGGTTAATCCAAAATCCTTTTTTAAAGTAGATTTAAAATCATTTCCAAATTTATTAACTAACGCATCATCGATGGTTGTTAAACTACTAAATTCAAATGCATCTAATGATGTTAATATATTTTTTTTATAATATTTAAAATCTTTACTTAAATTATGAATATTTTTAAATTCTTTATTTGTAAGTTGATTTATTGTATTATCTTTAGTTTTTAAAGGTAGTATGCGAATTTCTTCTCTTGAAGGTGAAATTTCTTGTATCCACACTCTCGTTAAACTATCATCCGTACCTACCTTTGTCCTTACAAAGTTTAAATTTAATTTAAGTATACCATTTGTAAAGCCTAATTCCTTTAAAAGTTTTTCAGCATCAATTGCTAATTCTTGCTGGCCTCCTTTGTTAGTAAGATTATATAAATAATTTTTAATATCACCTGTCTTTATATAAGCAACATTATTACCTGATTTATTTGGAAGTAAATTACTATTAACATCGTAAACAGATACTTCCATAACATCATATTTACAATCACCAAAATCGGTTTCTTCTATTTCCGTTTTAGACACAATGAACAAGTCATCCTTTTGTAGAAATTGTCCTTTATTCTCTACCTTAGAATCTATTTGCTCAAAATTTGTATATTTTTTAATACTCATAATTAAAAGCTATCAGGGTGATTTTTAGTTAATTTAGTTGGGTATGACCTATCTTTTGAACTACCATCTGAACGAGTGATTACAATTTTCACATTACCACCTGTATAATCAGCACTTTTTGAATAAGCAGTCTTACCCTTTTTACTATCCACATTTGCGGCTCCTCCTTCATTTATTTTAAAATCAACATCCGTACTAGCTCCAGGTCCAACTGAAAAAGATGTTTGGGATGCAGTTAACCATCCTATTCCAGATGGATTAGCTATTTGAATTGAAACTTGAATTGGTTGCTTATCATTATTAGTGATAGATGCACCTGTTCCATTTATGAATTTGTTTCCACCCTTCGAATTTATTTTACCATATATAGCAGGTTGGTTTGCATCTGCTTTGGTTTTTATTTTAACAATCGCAACTTCATTCACAACATCTGCACCAGCCGCTTGTGCTTGTGCTTGTGTACCTTGTACAATTGCTTGTTGATTCTGAACTGCTCCCAATTGAGATTGTAAACCTTCAATGATAGAATTCAATGAATCAATTTGTTTAATTAAGGCTTCAATTTGTGCTTTAAATCCAGTATTTTGTGCTTGTAAAGATGTTCTTAAAATAGATTCATCTACGGATTTTTGAACTGCTGTTTGTATTTGTAAAGCAAATTCGTCAATCGTTTGAGTTAATGTTTGCAATTGATTTACCAATGCATCATTTGTTTGTTCAATAGTTAATCTACTATTAATTTCGGTTTGAACTTGTCCTTTTAAATCAGTTATTTGTACATTTAAATCAACTACTGTTGCTGTTAAATCAGTTACCTGTTTTCTTAAATCTTCATTCTCAACAACCTTTTCATCGTACAATGGTTTTGGAACTAAATCCAAATTGGCTGTTGGGATATCCGGTTTCAACTCCGTTACTACTACATCTACTGCTTTCAATAATTCAGTAGTATCGTATTTGTTTTTATTTAATTCTTTAAATACTAACGATGATGCTACATTTGATTCTTCAACAACAGTAATTCCATAATTATTTTTAGCAATAGCTTGAGAGCCAGATATACTAAGAATTGATTCTAATTTATTCTGTCTTTCTTGTTGTAATTTTTCTGCTATTGCTTCTAAGCTTGTTGCCATTTTAAACTATTTCAAATGTTGTTTTATCATCTATGATATAATCTATACCACTTTGAGTTATTTTTATTTTAAGTAGATACACTCTATTAATTGGTAATGCATTTAAATCCATAATAAAATAATTACCATTTGAATCGCATTGTAATTTAGTAAATTCTCCAAAAGGGAATATAACTTCACCTGTTACATAATCTTCTAATTGATAATATGATGTAGTGGGTAAATAGCTTGTATTATCATAATCAAATGTTCCAGAAAATGTTCTTAATGGGTCTAAAATTCTCTTCAGGTATCGGAGTTAATGAACCTGTTGTAAATGTTACACCATCCCAAACTACTTCTAATTTTGGTTCGTATATCGTATGAGTTTCTTTTGAAAAGAATTTTAATAAACCATAATCATTTGTATCATTTTCGGCTGCCAAACTATGTCTAACTACAAACCCATTGTTTGGTATTGAACCACTATTCCAACGAGTTACTATGTTTGTAACATCCATCCTAACATCATCGGATTGATAAGAAAATGATTGAGATGCCATAGATGCCGTATACCAAGTACCACCACCACCATTTGAAATTGAACCTGTATCTGAACCGCTTACATATGAATTATAATATCCAGCTACACCACTCATCCATTCGGTTTGGCCATCTCTATAATACCAACTAACCCCTTCGGTTGTAATATTATCAAATTTAGTACCAACACCCATTTGCCAACTTTGTGAAACAGCATTTGCATATATTGTATACTCTAAAGGAATTTCTTCCGATGTAGATGAATGTAATACTAAGTAAGCTTTCCAGCTTCCACTAATATCTCCACTTGCAATCGATTGCGAAATAGGAGTGTTATCAAATTTAATTAACGCTCTATGGATATCTTTAGTAGCCCCATAATAAAGTTTACCAACTTCCAATATCTCATCTCTACCAGAGTTTTGATTTGGTTGTTGTAAGTAAATACTAGCATCGTATGATGATGTGAAAAATTTATGCATTATAAAGCCCTCCCTTTTATGTCTTTGTTAGGATATTTTACTTCGAAGATACAAGGGTCTAAAGATGGATAAACTATCTTTCCTTTTGTAGCTTCGTCTATATTGTAATCATTAGCCGAATAAGAACCATCTACTCTACATAAGTTACTAATCTTTACAGATGGAACACTCATTACACCTTCTACATTAGCTAATATCAATTCCATTTCTGAAATGTTTATTGGTTTATTAAATGTCCAATTATCTATTTCAAAATATGATTGTATTTGTGTTAAACAATTTGTAAGTACTTCTCTTTTGTTATAGTTTGAATAACATATTATTTCAAAATCTACACCAATGTTAACCACATATCCATCTATTATATTAACAGCGTCAGTCATCATTCTATATTCACCTAAATAGGTTTTAAGATTTTGCTTAACGGCTTGATTTAATGTAGTTAGTTTTTTATTACCATCGTATCCCAATACATACATATTGATTGCGAATGGATTATTAACTTCATTTAAAGATGTCTTTTTATTTGCTAAAAACTTAACTAATTCTTTTTGTATATCAACCTTACTACTATTTTTTAAACTATCTACTAAGTTTGTAAACTCAGCTAATGTATTCGGATTAGCAAGAATAGATGAAGGTGAATTATTATCTATTTCACCATCTTGGGAAACATATACTTTAGCAACACTACCATATCTTTCTGGCATACTCATTGCTCTAACAACATAATCTTGTTTAGTTACTGCTCTATTTTGAGAACCAAAGTTTGCTAAAGCGTTTTGTCTAATTTCTTCAATTGATTCAGCTCCTCTTCCTCCAACAGCTGCTTCTAAATTTTCAACTGCTACCGATTGTTTCATAGTAGAATAAAGATTTAAATCAGCTACTGATAATAAATCTTCTTCAAATTCTACTCTACGAATTGTAGTTAAATCTCCTTGATTAACATTTGATTCTACACCACCACCAACCAAATATTTAATGGTTAATGTTTTATTTGCAGGCGCTACTCCTAATGTGTTTGTCTTTAAAAAGTTAGATGGGTCTATTCCTTGATTTAATCTAGTTACCGAATTAGCTAATCCTAACCCTACATTTTTTGTATTTGGTAATAATGTTTCATCTCCTGTAATAGATTTACCTGCTCCAAATTGTATATCAATAGTGTTATCTGAATTAACTTTTACTGAAAATCTACGAGGTACTTTTTGTACTTCTAAGATATATGGAACAGTCGATGAATATGATGATAATTCACTATTTGATTCAGTATTTGGTTTTTCAACAAATATACTTTCTTGTGCCAAATAAGGAACTTCATAATATTTGTTAGAACCTTCCATTAATGATGTAATCTGAATTATATTTGTATCACTAATTGTTACACTTGGATAATCAGTAGAATCCGAAAGCGTTGCAGTTGTTTCCTTTTGTGTTGCGGAAATAGCTTTTACTTTTTTAGTTATCAAATAAAGGGTTGGTTCTCCCGTTGATGTGTTTCTTTCATATACATCAATTTCTCTATCGGTTTCGTTTTCAAAATCAATAGAATCAACAGTTCTAAATGTTATGCTAGAATTTGTAGTAGATGTGATTTCCATACCATCTTTTATTTTAAGATAATATGAACTATCCGGCTTATTGTTTACACCAGTTCCAATTGATGGAACTAACTGATATACAGTCATAGTAGTTACAGCAGGAGAAGTTACTTTTGGCTTATACCCCATCGATTGTGCCAACGATACAACATTCTTCCTTTCACTAGCATACGCTAACATTGATTCTTTTAATTGTGTATCTTGGTAAAACGATAACACATCTCCAATTGCTGCGGCCTGTTCTATGAACACCATACCAGGCGAAGCTTCATTGAAATCTGAATATGTATCTGGGAAATATGTCTTAGTAAAATCTACAAGATTCTGCTTTAAAGTTGAAAAATCCTTTCCAACATAATTTAAGTTCTTTGTATCACTCCCCCAACTTTTATTTAAAGGTTTAATGGCCATTTTTAATTATTTACATTTATCGTTACTGATTCTCCTAAGTTTCTATTTGATTTTAATGAAAACTTTAAATCCAACGATACAGTGTTATTATCTATATCATTCTCATCATAATCAAATATTATTTCATCTATATTCAAATACGGCAACCACATTTCAACTGCATCTAATATAGATGCTTCTATTTTTTGTTCAATTTGTCCTTCTATTATTGGTTCAAAAAGAATCCTCCAAATATCACATCCAAATTCAGGCTGCATTAGTCTTTCACCTTTTCTTGTTAAAATTAGATTAACTAAACTATCTTTAGCTTGGTTTAATGTAGTATAGTTAACAGCAAATGCGCCTCCACTATCGGATGTTTTATTGATACCAATTCCAAGTATCTTATAATCATTTTCCGTTAAATCTACTACATTAACTTTACCAAGCTCTATTGCCATTATTAAAATCTTTTAACTAATTCCGAATAATCTCTTGTCAATGCCTTTGTTAATGCATCTAACCCAGCATTATCACTCATAGGTATTTGATGGTCAGGCATCATATCGGTTGAATAATTCATTGTTTCCCAATCTTCCTCCATTGTTCTTTGAGGTTGAATTGCATCTAATATACTACCACCTCCAACGCCATTCATTGAACCTTCTGCTCTATGAGCGGCTGTAAATGGTTGAGTTGCATTTAGAATTTCGTTTATCATAGGGTCTTTTGTAAATTCCCTTTGAGGTGCTTTTCTTTGTTGAACTTGTTGTACAGGTTGTTGCTTTCTAACCTGTGTTGTTGGAACTTCTGTTAATTCTCTTAATGATGGTGTAGAAGTTTTCTTTTGTGAGTTCAATGTAACCACACCAGATTTGATAAGTTTAGCAAGTTCTTCTTTAACTTGATTCTTAACTTCATTTTTTACAACTTCCTTAATTAAAGTTACTAAAATTTCTGATTTCATAAAAATTATTGTTCTGTTTGTTAATAAATATTGAAACTTAAAATTTACCCAATTATACTATATGAACTCCATTGTAATATTGCTGGAGCAGGTGGAGCGGGTGGTGGGTATTGTGCCATTATTGACATTGTTCCACTCGTTCCTAATAGATGTAGTTTTGCTACATTTACAAATGGACCTATCATTATATTGGTAGGTTCTGAGAATACCAATGTTGGTGGTATAAACCATATATTTGGAATATTAGGTATTAATCCATTTATAGCATCATATGCCATAGCTTCTATTTCTTCCTTTGTTGGTATTTTACTTTCTACTTCTTTTTTAATTTCTTCCTTTGTTGGTATTTTTGGTATCGATATACCTGGTAAATCTATCTTAGGTATAGCACCATTTATTGTATCTTTTACAAATTCTTTAACTTCTTTTTGAGTAGGTTTTGGATTTGGAATTGATTCAGATAAAGCTACTGCAGTTTGAATTACTGCGTATATTGGTTGTAATATAGTTTCTTCAATCGGTTTAATTAATTGTTCTGTAATTATCTTAACCGCTTCTTCTAATGCTTTTTTTCTAGCTTGCTCTATTAATTCTTTCCTTTTAGGTAATTCAGGAAATGGAAATTTAATAGATGGTTTAAATTGAGAACCAATTGATGGTTTTTTCTTTTTAGCTTCTTTTAACTTTGCAACTATCTCCTTTCCTGCTAAAATAGCTGGATGGTTTTTAATTTCCGGTGCTAGTTCTTCTTTGTTTTGAATCTTTTGGATAGTTTCGTAAACATTTACAGTTAAAGATGGAGCAGGAGCAGGTAATGGAATCTCTATTGTTTTACTTTTAAGTGCATCTTCTAATGCTTTAAGAGCTTCTACTTCAGCTTTATGTTTTGCTGCTGAGATGGCTAATGATATAGGACTAGGTCCTCAGTTCATAATTGTTCCCGGCGAAGGTGGTGTCATTTGCCACCCCAATGGTTTTAACAATGGATTTGGTATTGGTGCCATTTCTGCTCCCAACCAATATGCATCAAATGCTGATGGATATATTTCTTGTAAAATATTAAAATTCTCACCATCCGAATCAGTTCCTTTTTTTAATGCTCGTTTGATGACATCAGCCATACCCTTAACATTCCCATTTATAATAGGAACGCCATAAATCATATCACCACCTCTTTTAATACATTTGTCATATTCATTTGCATAGAATTCAGCAAAAGAAT